CAAGCGCCACCTGCATAGCTTTTCTGCTCATCGCTCCCTCTCCCTCAACATGGCGTCTGCAATCATGTAAGCCTGCCTCGCGGTTGCATCAAAATAATTCCCCCCCTGCGCCAGTGCTTGCATAGCCTTGGCTGCAAGGTAATCACGAAGGGACATACCTGGTTGGATTAAGTACGAGTGTGCAACGGGAAACGCTGCCCCGCCGTCTGTTGGCGTCTTTGCTGTTTTGTTTTCAGCCATGATTCTTCTCCTTCAAGTCTTTCTCAATAAGCTCGGCCATAAACGCTGCATCAAATTCATCGCAGAAAGTTGCTTGATACCGGAAATAACTAACATCATCATCCGTCAGCCCAACCCATTCACGCTTTGGTGGGGATGTGTAGAGGGCTTGGCTCTTAATCGGATCGCTGCCGTTCACTCGCTCGCCGTTGCTGAATCGCCAGAACCCATCCGGGTATTTGTAGCGCCACGCCACCGGCTCTTGCTCTGTCTCCAGTGCTTGGCGAAGGGCGTTAATCGCTTCCGAGTAGTAATTTTCATCACTAAATTCCATGCGAGCCACATCGTTTGCATCCTCCAGCGCCTCCAGCGCCAGTTGCATAGCTTCTCTGCTCATGCTCTATCCCCCGCATGTTGTTTCCATTCTTCCTTCCCCTTCATGCGCTGCTCGTACACTTCCATTAACAACTCAGCAGCTTCTTTGATCTTGAACTTTTCAGCAGTGCAGTGTTCAGGCAAGCCCTCGGCGTAACCCTCAAGCCATGCAGCGAGCATGGCGAACTTATAGTCAGGGCTCATTCTTTCCCCTCTGCGTTGTTTAGTATCCGTGCAATCTCACGGTCGATATACCAACGTGCTTTGCGTAGATCCTCAACCTGCTCACCTTTCAGGCCAGCTCGCCACAAATATTTTATAGCGTTGCCTACACAGAAATTCATGTGCTCGGTGATTTCTATACACTCCACACCGCTAGGGTGCTCGGTATAATGTTTAGGATGGTTTACGGGATCGTTCATAGTTTCTCACCTCCATAATTGTTTCGCTAACAAGTGCTTGTGCTTCACGCACAATGCTTCGTCTGCCTCTAAGTACACCGACAAAGAAACCAACAAAGAACCCACACCCCCAGATCAAAGTATCTTCCATCCCTTCACCTCATTTGTCCATGATCGTTTCCATAACTGCATTGTTGTAAGACGTGCGTGTGCTTCTGCTAACTCAGTCGTGGTGTACTCCTCGCGCTTTGTCCAGTGCCCTGGCCCTACCCATTTGTGAGGATCTACATAGTGTGGGTAGTACGGCACACCACGCAAAATAAATACAGGTTGTGTTTCTGTGTCTGCTGGTTTATTTAGATTCATCAAACTCATTTACTTTTTCCTTTTACTGTTGTCCACGAACTGCGTAGATGCCCGTCATACCAACGCTCGTCTACTTTTCCCTCTACCATTGTTTGTTGATACTTCAGCTTGACGTGGCGTTTTTCTTTTGTTTCAGCTTTTGTTTTGTGCAGATCTGACACGTCCATCAACGTATCGATTTTGCTTTTACCCAACCACGCAACAAGTTCATCCTCAGTCATCTTGTTTTCCCACAACTTATCACTGAGCTTGGGCAAGTACGCTGCTATAAAACGCGCAACAGTTGTCCACTGCTGCTTACCATAACGTGGCGTGCGTTTCAGTGTGTAAAGCTTCTCGTACGTAATGTTGTTTTCTGCCTTAAAAAACACAACGACTCTGTTTGTGTACATGTGAGAAGGCGCTCGCCACATCTTGATTAAGTTTCTGTCCCACAACTCCTGTAACACCTCGTCGTGGGCTTCAGCAAACAGATCATTGAGCAGACTCATCTTGTTCTCTCCTCTTGAGCATTGCCACTATCATTGCGTCTGCTACCCTAAAAGCAAATTCAGCAAACGCTTCTTCGGGTTTGTACTGCGGCATCTGCCCCCACTTACCCGCGAGTATTCCTGTGATGGCAGCTTTGGCAAACTCAGCGCGTAGCTTGTTGTACTCATTCATTCCACACCTCCACTTAGTCTGAATTCAATACGCGCTCTGTCCAGTGCAGCAATACGCTTGCGCTCTGCAACAACTTTTGGATCTTTCCACGGGTATGGTTGTTTAAGAAGACGCCACTGTCTTTTGAACGTTTCGAGTACGTTTGTGCTTTCGCTTGTTGTTTTGATTTGCATCTCTAGCTCCTGTCATGTTGAATGGATCACTGAAAAAAGGTTCGGGTATGGTCACCCTCGTCTTGGCAAACTTCTTGCAAAACATCTGATCTTCTTTCTTCTGAAATAACTTCTCCTGTTTTGTAGGTTCCATTGTTATAAATTTGTAGTGCCGCTCTGCCGTGATGTACGGCCTGTCGGGATCTTTCTTTAAGAAACTTTCAACGCACCCCAACCGCGTGAGTCTGGTCATCAATGAGTAGACAGTGTTCTTGTCTAGCTGCACTTGCAACGCAATCTCTCTTACGGTCGGCGGTGTCACTCGTTTCTTAACGTACTTGAGTACCTTAAGTTGCTTATCGGTCAGGGGCTGTGGGGTCATCCATACGCTCCTTTAACCATAACACTGCACAGCGTGAATGAAACAAGGCTTCTTCTGCATGATGCAGTGCCTGTTCATAACGCCTCTCGTTAACGTACTCATACACATCTTTCAACTCCCTGTGTGCGTTGTGTAAGTGCTCGCTTATATCTTTCATATCTTTCCTTTACCAAAAGAACTTACGTGGTAGTTCAGCAAATTTAGGCAGTGCCTCAAACGTGTCAGGCTCATCAAGTCTGACTGCTTTTAATAGCGCTCGTTCAAGCGCAGCGAGGAACTGCTTAGTCGTAATATTAGACGCATGTGCCTCTGGAGAGTCACGAAGTGACATACCGCGCATCGAGTAACGACTGCCACTTATCAGGTCATTGTTTGTGAGATACGTTGAGTACAAGTTATCAAAAACAAGCTGCCCCAATTCGTTGAGGATGAACTCGGTCTGCTCCTCTAGCTCGCTGATGCGAAGGGTACGTTGTAAGTTATTTATCTCTTTGGTTGCCAGTGATTTACTGAATGACCTTCGTGAATCCCACTGCGCGTTTTCACGGTATGAATCCAAGCGATACGTTGCCAAGAGCTTGATGACTTCAATCTGCTTACGGAACGCAGCACGTTCCTGTCTACGCTCATCAGACACCACACGTTTGTGCACAGGGATGTGATCGGATGTACTAACGACGAGTTTGCCTGTCGAAGTGAACGTGAGCATGGCTGAGAACAATTCGTTCTCGTGCTTGATCTCTGGATGATCGCGCTTGTAGTGTTTATGCACGACGTGGTTAAACGGTACGACATACTGCTTGCCGTCCTCACCCATAAAGCTCGCTACCTGTCCACCGTAGCAACCCACCACGTTCCGTGCAATAAACTTACGAGAAGTCAATGTGTCATACCCACGGATATACACAACGCGATAGCCGTGCTGATCGGGCTTGAGGTAGCGGATCATCTTGGTGTGATACAGGCACACATCGAAGTAGGCGTCATCTTCGCCGCGCTCAAGTCTGTACTGCCATGCTGATACATTCTTGAGCGGTCGCTCGTGGTTGTTCCACTTCTTTGAACGTGGAGGCTTAGGTGTTTTATCAAACCACTTCTTGGCTTGTTCGTACGATGTGATTGCGGGTAATGCCCATACGTCTGCTGAAAATGCCATGATTACTCTCCTTGTAAAGTTGTTGTTGAGTAGACGTGTTGTCTACTCATGTGTTCTGAATATCAACCGCAGCGCAGCACTTGAATCGTGTCACCTGCTCGACAGGTCTTGGCGTTACCTTTACCCCACGTGGTGGCACACCATGCAGACAGACATCTGATCAATGTTTTGTAATCGTATTTGCCCATAGGGATGACCGCCACATCACCGACTACTACGTTTTTAAGATGTGGTTTGAAATGCTTGGTCAGCTCCCCATACTCATACATACTGGTGCGCTTCTTCTTTTTCTCAGTCACCTCTAACTCACCGTACTCGTTACCCGTTGAGTCGATGATCTTGTACTGACACCCCGTTGCGTTGAGCAGCTTGATGGCTTGCTCGATGGTTTTAGTTGTTACAGCTAACTGCTGAACTGGTTTGGTAGTAGGCATGATGCGCTCCTGTTTGCGGTAAGAAGAAAGTGACACTGGTTGAAAGAGGTCGAGTTGATCCATGATTACATCCGTCCTTTGATGTGGATTGCTTTGCCCTGCGGAGGAACGAAGGATTCGTTGTCAACGACACCCCACAACGCAGCGCAAGGCACGACTGCATTGTTCCCATCGAGATAGCCATCGGTCAGCCAGATGACTGCACGTGGCTTGTACTGCTTCTCAGCGATATACTTCACAACACACTGTGGTGTCGTACCACCCCCGCCCATTGGCTTCATGAGCGTGGCAATCGAGTGATACTCATCGGGCTTGAACAACTGCTCGCCACACACGGACGTGTCCCACCAGATGACGCGCAGTGCATCGGGCATAACAGTCTGTGCGATCTGTGCGATCTCACCGAACAAGATGGGATAGATCGGCCCCATCGAGCCTGACGTATCGCCAGCGATGATGATCTCGCCTTTGTTGTATGAGAAGTGTGAGGGCAGCAGGATGCCGAGCGGTGCGAAACGCTTGTTAGGTGGCACGAACCGTGAGTGCTCATCACCCTTACAGATTGTGTCGAAGAACTCGCGCAGATGTTGACGCCACTCGGTATTACGTTTTGTAGCGTTGAGGTCAAGGCGCCCACCCCCCTTGCCGTTACCCGCTAGCTTCTCAGCAAGCAGCTTGCCCTGCCGTCCTGCCTCATCGACTCGTCGGCCTGTCTCCTCCATCTCTTCGTCATCAAGCTCATCGAACAAGTGTTCATCGAAGCCACCCTCACCACTCTCCTCATCACCCTGATCAATGAGGTCACGCAGCACACGAAGAAAACCCCACCCCTTGTACTTAGTATCAACGCATGGCTCCACGGTGGGACGCTCGACCCACGTGAAGTTAGGATC